TGCACATTCCTCTACAACTTCCTCTGCAAAATTAGCATCAGGTCTATACACCATGCCACTCTCAAACACTGGTGCACAGGCGTTCATACGAGCAAACTTGTCTGCACCTTTGCTTGGTGTAAAAGGCGTAACTGGCACACCCATTCTTCTTAACTCTTGAGTAAGTGGCGTGCCACTTGCTTTCTGTTCTATGAGAATCATGTCAGGATCATATGCTTCGCACAGTTCTTGTGCTTTAAGTTTAAGTTCTGGGAAATCCCATCTGCCTTTCTCGGCATCAAGCAAGATGATGGCATCTCCTTCCCCCTCGATGGGAGTAAAAATACCCCAAGTAGTAATAGCACTATAATCAGAACGCTCATTCTTAGTAAAAGCCGTGTATGATGTAGGAACAGGCAGGTGGCTCACTACGATTCCAAACATTCCACCACTCCCTTTTAATTATCGCCCCTTCTTCGGCTGTTGGATTTTGCATATACTGGGCGTTCCATTTGCCTACGGGTATCGAGGCTTTCACGCCTTCTAATTCGTCTTTGCTCCAATACTCTGGCCAAAGTACGTTTCCAGTCTCTGGAAATATCGCTGGAAATTCTACTACTTCCCATTTGTCTGCACCTCCTTGAGCTTGTTTCTGTAACACTCTTGCTGTGAGATCCTTAATCCCCCAACGTGTCATCACTATAATGATAGAGCCTCCAGGTTGCAATCTTTGTCTTGGTCCAGATGTATACCACTCATAAATACTATCAAGTGCCGTAGGACTTAAGGCATCTTGTTCAGAAACAGGATCGTCAATAATGAGCAAATCAGCACCTCGTCCAGCCAAAGCACCTCCAACACCAACGGCATAATACTCACCCCCACTATTTGTTGACCATCTGCCTGATGCCTTGGCATCGGCAGCTAGTTTTATGTCTGGAAATATATCACGAAAGTCATCGCTATCAATCAAGTTTTTAACCTTACGACCAAAGCCGACAGCAAGTTCAGCTGTGTGTGTTGCTTGTATAATCTTTAAATCAGGACGCTTGCCCATAAGCCAAGATGGAAATAGGTAACTTGCAAACTCAGACTTGGTATGTCTTGGAGGCATATTAACAATCAAACGCTTAATCTTGCCATCAGCTACTTGCTGCAGCTTATCAGCATATATTTTGTGGTGCTTACCCTCAATGAAGCTAGGCCATATGCGTTTGACAAAATCCATATACAAATCTTGTGAAACCTTTTGTTTCTCAAGCATGGTCAAGCGTTCAAGCATGGGAGCTATCTTGGATAACTCATCATCACTTAAATACTCTGTGTATTCTAAATTCATTAACTTGCTGCTAAGAAGTCATCTACCGCTTTGATTAATCCACCATTAGCCATACCAATCAAACCACCCTTTTTAGCTGAAACGATTGGTCTGGCTGCAACGCCAGTTAACTGTTCGATTAGCCTATTTAAATCACCAACATCAAAAGTGACAGGTGTAGATCCTACAGTGGATGCTGTAAAGGGACTTCCAACAACTGTTGGCAACTGAGGTATTTCAGCTAAAGCCGTGCCACCAATAACATTAGGTGGTAATTCAGGCTTTGGCTCTTCTGGCTTTGGTGTTGTAGGTCTAATGATTGGAGCAGGATCTCCGCCACCATCATCGCCACCTAATTGTTGATTAGGGTCTATTCCTTCCATAAGAATGCCAGTATTTGGATCTCTAGCACCAACAATTATATCATTGTTTTTTCCACCATAAACTGGAGTGTAGCCTTTTTGTGCTATTGAATCTAATACTCTACTTCTTGATAAATTGCTAAACTGATTTGCTAATGAAAATATTGTTGGGATTGTAACATTACCAATTTTTATGCCTGCACCTGGAAACTGTTCTCTGAATTCCTTCGGTGCTCCAATGCCAGGTGCTACGATTGGTGGTGGCTCACCTGTGCCTTGACCAGAAGTTCTTGTGACTTTTTCTGTTTTTTTAAATCCTGGACCCTCTGTTATGGTAGTGCCATCTGGCAAAGTAGTAATTGATGTATTAGGCTTAATTAAATCTGGTGCAGAAGGATCGCTTAATAATGTCCTCGTACTTTCACCTGGAATTTTACTTGAGGCAAAACCTATCCTAGTAGCAGATGGCGCTTGATCCAACTCACTTTGATCATCAGGTATTCTAAACTCTCTAGTTCCAGTTGTGTCTAAGTCAAATATTGTTCTAGCTTGTATTGGGCCTTGAAACTCTCTTGTAATTGTTGGCGTTCCACTTAAATCCTCTACATCTCCAGGTTTTATCTCGCCAATCTGACCTATGCCACTTTTTGTTCTACTAGCCAATTGACCAATGCTAGGATCTAAGCTTCCAAATTGTGCGACTATATTATCAATCGCAAGATTATTTCCAGCACTAGCTCTAATTGCATTTTTGGCTGTGTCAATTACATCTTGAGATGCCCCAGGTGTTAACGATCCTCTTAATCCAGTATCAGTTAAAGAATCTGGCTTTTTTGCTAGATCTGTTATATTTTTCTCAGTCAATGACAAGATTCCTGACGAGGGTTGATTAAAGACTGCAGCAGAATAAGCGGCTGGATTTACGTTAGAGGCTTGGATAATGCTATTGACAATATTCTCACCTCTTTTATCACCATCTGCCGCTTCAATTTGAAATTGATTTAACGCACCAGCTAAATCATTATTTTTAGCATAATCTTTCAAAGTATTAACTAGGTCCTCTTTAAACATCTTTTGCGTTTGATTGCCCTCTGGCAAATCTTTTGTGGCGTTCAAAATGGCTTGATTATTAAATACTACGTTAGGAACAGATGGCGTGTCGCCACCACCAGTTTGTTGGCCAATATCTGTTGCTTGTTGTAATTGATCAGGACTAAACACATCAGTATAGTCCATGTCACTATCTGGTGAAGAAGTATCTATATTGTCATCAGTTCCTAGGTTTGTGTCAGATGGTGTGTCTATACCACTGAAATCACCAAAATCATCAAAAGCATCATCCACCTCACCACCATCAAACATCATTTGCACAGGCTGGTTAAATATATCTATATTTGATAAAGCGGGTGCCATGTTTGGAGTCATAGCACCCATTTCTGGTGCTATACTCGGAGGATTAAGCGACATCGCACCATTCATTGACTTCAAAAAATTGTTAAAATTACTCCTGCTATCTGCAGTTGTATCTAATTTTACCTGCGGAGGCTGTGCAGGGGCTGCGGGGGTCGGCATAAACCCACCTAAAGGTCCATTTGCCATGTCAAATCTCCGAAAAAAGCTTCTTTAGGAGATATTAACCCACTAACCTGCTTTTTGCAATAGCATTGTCATCTCTCGATTGCTCTGATCAAGCAATCTTGACACCCAAATCTCATCTTGACGCTTATCTGCCTCGCCTAATGTGTGATCTATGGCGTTGCATAGCTTCCAAATGCGTTCTTTTTCATATTTTGTTAGTGGTTTTTTAGATTCATCAAAATTTTTAACTTCTTTTGATGCTTTTTCGTCTTTTTTGGTGTCGGCGTGGTATAAAACTGCAAATTTTACGGCTAATGGTATTCGATTTTGGTTGGATTCGTAGCAACGATAGCCTCGTTCACTTAATCCTAGCTTTTTAGCCATGTCTATTTGGCTTAATCGTAGTTGTTGGCGGTGATCTTTTAATATCTCACCAGTCCAATCGCTATAACTGTTATCACTTTTTTTCATTCTTGCCTCACAAGTATTCTGTTGTTAATTAAATCTTCTACCAGCTCCTCATCAGAGCCGTACCTCATGGGTTTGCCAGACCAATCACACGCTGACTCAGCAAATCCTTTGCGGAAAGATGCAGTATCAGGATAAAACGCCTCGGTATCTTCAAACAGTTTCTTTACAATCTGCTTAGAAGTGCCCTCATAGGTTCTCTCGGGCATCATGTCCAGGATATACTTAGTCATAGTATGGTTATAGGTTGTGATTGCCTAAAGGTCAAGAATTTTTTTATAAAATTTTTTTGGACATCGAGTTTCAAACAACTGGGGGCTGTTTGAGGAGAACTCGGCGAAACGGCGACCAGTATAAAATATATATAAAAAAAGGGCGGTATATGGTACCGCCCCCCCGAATCTTTTACAGAATAATTAAATATTATCTTTTAACAATTTTGTAAGTTCATTAATTGTATCAATGATTCGTTTTTTATCTTGAGTATTTAATTTGCGACTCGCATATTGTGATAGATCAATTGTATCGATATTAAATAGACCTTTAAAATGACTCGCAATTTGTGGCATTTTGAATCCTTTATTTTTTAATTCTGTACATTCTAAATATCTTTCAATATGTGAATTATCAAAATAACTAGAATTGAATCCGTCTTTTTTACATCTTGTTCTTTTTCTAATAGGAATAAGAATCTTTAATCTAATTAATTCTGTGATACGTCTATCATTACAAGGTAAATGTTTATTATGATTCGTTTTCCACATAAAAGTATTATCTTTAGATTCCAGGTTTAAAAGTTTATTTAAAAATTGTTTTTTAGTATACATTGTTTTGATTCCTTTTGTTTAATTGTTAGTTGTTTAATTGAGACTCTAACGTAGAGTCTCAATTCTATTTTCAAAATATGATTTTAAGTCATCGCTAATATCAGCGAATACAGAATCAGTAACTGTATAATCTGTTGAGATATTGCCGTTACTCATTCTTTGTAATGTTTCGCCGTCATTAATCTTATAACCATTTAAATCATACTGTTGATTAGACTCGCCGTTAGCGTATCCATATGAATGTTGAGTGTTACAGATTACCGCCTTTTGAGTCCTATACCTTGCCTTAATAGTATTAACAGTTCGT